CTGATAACTATGACAGTGGTTATTCTAGCGTACGTGCTATTTCTGATTCATTTCTAAAAATCAAACCGTTTGCAGTTGATAATAATGGAAAGCCTTTAGCAGTTACTCCGAACGTTATTAATTGTTTGGCTCGACCAAATACTGAGATGTCAAGTATTGATTTCAGAGATGCACTATCAACATTAACTCAAGTATACGATAAGGTTTACATTTTAGTGCACGAGCGATTCGGAAATACAACTCGACCAGCAAGTGAGAATGTAAACGAAGATATGATTGCAGGCTTTACATTCATACAGGGTGTTGTTGAAGAAGTAGTAGAAGGAAAACTCCAATATAAGATATATGTCAATGGATTACCTAAAGTCTATCACCCATACCAAGTTATGGCATTTTATGACATTAACCCAGCAAATCTAGGGCATGGTTATTCACCAGCGAGAGCTGCTAAACGTTGGACTCGAATAGAAGATTATATTGCAGATTATCAAGCTGGCTTCTTTGAGAATGGTGCTGTGCCTAGTGGTCAATTTGTTATTACAGCCCCAACTACTAAAGAATACAATGATATAGTAGATAACCTTGAAGCTAAGCACAAGGGAGCTGGAAAGAATAACAATGTAGTTTATACGTTCCAGCCTATTGATCCAAATACTGGTAAAGCTGCTCAGGCCACAATTACATGGATACCATTTAATACTCAAAATAAAGACATGGCACTTAAGGATATTCTTGAGGCTGTAACTGCTAAAACAGATTCAGTCTATAGAGTCTCAGCTATGCAACGTGCCGTTACTGACGCACCTAACTTTGCAACTGCTCAGGTAGATGATAGAAACTTTGTAGAAAAAACACTTAGACCATTTGCACTTAAACGATACTCACGGCTACAGCATGAGCTAAATCGAATTACTGGCGGACTTGGATATGGTATTACATTTAAACTAGACACACCAAATATTGCTGAGGAGCAAAAAGCAGAGGCTGAAACTAATATGCTGCGTATAAGTGCAATTACTACAATGACAACTTTTGGCTTTACACTTGATAGTGTAATCAATGCCTTACAGCTACCGAATAACTGGAAATCATTACAAAAAGGCACATCACTCGTTACTAAGATTGAGAATGATAAAGCTGACGTTGATGATGGTGATGAAGTAGCCGATACTCCTATAGTTGACCCTAGCAATAAAGTTAAAGTGGGGAAGCGAAGCACAAACCCAAAAGTAAGTAATCGAATAAGCGAAGAAGACATTCTAAACTACTATAATCAGTTGTATGAACCTACACGTGTCTTAATGGATAAACAAATAGAAAATGCTATTAATACATTAGATCCTGTTGATGAAATAGTTGCAACAGATGAGGATAAAGATCAGTTCGTTGACGATATGATGTTAATCATTGCCGGTATTCTTTTATATGGAGGTATTCAGCAATGGGAAGCTGGACGCTCACTATTGCAAGAGTCTGGACTAATAGCCCCCAACACACCATATACTCTTCAAACATCAGCTATAACACGTTACAGGGCTTATCTAAATGGAATAGCCGATTCTTATACTGATGATACAGCGAAGGCCATTAGAGGCGTTCTAGCACGTGCTAACGATGAAACTTGGACTAGAGACACCCTAAAGACTAACCTACGTGGCATAATACAGACTGATGAATGGCGAATCGACCGTCTAGCTATGAGCGAAATTAATCGCTCATCTGGTATATCAAGCGTTGAGTCTATGATGAAGATACAAGAAGATTCAGGTTATAACGTAGAAAAAACTATGGCTAGCTCTACTGGTTCACCGTGTCAATTTTGCGCAACACTTATAGGCGTTTGGTTTCCTGTAGATAATGTCATGGTCCAAAAGGGTCAAATTATAAATGGAATAGATGGCGGAACTTTTGTTAATAACTGGACCGATAATTCAGGGCATGACCTACATGCTAACGGACGTTGCTATCCAGTGTATAGGGTTGCACAATGACATATAAGGTAACTTGCCTAACCTGTAAGACATATCTATTCACCTGTGTTGGTAATACCAAAATAGAAGGCATTATATGCCCGAATAATAAGTGTAAAGCTAAAATGAACTTCAATATAACCCTTGCGCAAGAGCAGGTAATTACTGAACCAATACGTGCTAGTAAACTAACAATATAAGATTTTGGTATAATAATAGTAAGACTATTGATGACTTATTAGTACGCAATAGGTAGTCGAATAACATTAAAGTAAGGAAACGAATGAACAAGTTTTGGAAAATACAAAATGCTGTAGATTCTGATGGTTCTGAGTTGATTCTTGAAGGTGTGATAGCCTCTGAAAGTTGGTGGGGTGATGAAGTTACTCCTCAAGCATTCCGAGACGAACTGAAGAACATACAAGGAAATCTAACTGTTGTCATAAACAGTCCAGGTGGAGATGTATTTGCTGGCGTTCAAATCTATAACGCATTAAAGAGTCGTGGCAATGTCACTATAAGAGTTGACGGACTAGCTGCTTCTATCGCTTCTATTATTGCAATGGCTGGCGACAAGATCATAATGTCACCTGGTTCACTCATGATGGTTCACAAACCCTCTATGATGACCTGGGGAAACTCTAATGATATGTCTAAAGCTAAAGAGGTACTAGATACGATTGAGACAGAGCTACTAGATATTTATGTTTCACGTACTGGTTTATCACTTGAAAAAGTTGTTGAACTAGTCACAAACGAGACATGGTTTGGTGGTAAAGAGGCTGTTGAACTTGGATTTGCGGATGTTGCTAAAGAGGAGAAGAGTAGTATATCTGACACAATTAAAAATATGTTAGGTGGAAAGCTCGCATTTTCTAACAGTGCAACTAAAGAATCACTTGAAGCATTCACAAAGAAGGTCAATATGGAAACAGAAGACAAAATAATCGAAACACCTAAAGTAGTTGAAACGGTAGAAGTACCGGCTGAGACTGTGGAAGTTGTAGAGACAGTAGAAACACCTGAAGAGGTTGTTGAAGTAGAGACTCCTGTAGTCGAAGCTAAAGCAGATACTAAAATAACTAATATAATAAAGGAAACTAAAATGGAAAACGAAACTATTGTAGCCGTTGAAAACATAGTAGAAAAACCAGTGCAAGCTGTTACTGTTGACAACGTTGTTGCAGATTACCTAAAGACTGACAAATCAATTGAGGACTACGCTCGCCACCTTGAAAAACATGCTGGCGAAAGTGGAATAGATGTACAAAACTCATGGAGAGACCACCTTGTAACTATGGGTGTTACTAACCCTAGCGTATTGCTACCTACTCCTCTTATCGAGGAAATCCAGGACGCATTTACTGCTGGTGGTGAAATATACAACCTAGTAAACTGGACTGGCCTTGACGCTTATAATACAGCTTGGGACACAATTACAGGTGAAGACAGTAAAGCTAAGGGTTACAACCGTTCGCTTGCTGAGACAAAAGCAGAAGAGGTTATTACTCTTGCAAACCGTATCATACGTCCACAGTTCATTTACAAGTACATTACACTTAATAAAGAGGATGTTAAAACACAAAGAAGCACTGGCGCATTAGTACGATTCGTATTGAGTGAACTTCCACGCCGTGTTATTCGTGAAGTAGAACGTGCAATGATTGTTGGCGATGGTCGACTTCCAGGTTCAGACTACAAGATTAACGAAAGTTCAAACGGTGGTATTTTCTCAATCGCAACGGACGCAGCAAACGCTGCTGTGCCTTTCGCTGTTGAATATACTGCTGGCGTAGGTGAGACAGTTTACGAGACACTTATCCGAGCACGAGGCCTTGTTAAAGCAGAAGGACGTAAGTTTCTTATTGCTAAGCAAGAGTTTGTTACAGAACTACAACTTCTACAGGTCGGCGGTACTTACCTATTCGCTCCAGGTGCAGATGTAGCTTCAGCTCTAGGATTTGCTGGTGTTCTTACTCCAGACTGGCTAGACGGAACTAGTTCACCTGTGAACGACGCATTTATTCTAACTGAAGGTGCAATGAAGGGTGTTGGAGATCGTTCAGTCGAGGCATTCCAGAACTTCATTCTTTCCACAAACAAGAATGAATACCTACAAGAGTTGTGGGCAGGTGCAGGTCTATCAGTACTTGCTTCAGCAGTAGCTATCGCAACAGACGCAGTATCTAGCTAACATTAATCGAAAGGGGTCAAGCTAATGACACAATCACAAATTGAAGCGTTACTAGGGAGACCCCTAACGACTATAGAAGTCACGAATATCGAATTGTACCTTGACATAGCAAATGAACGATTAGAGGAACTCATCTGCACTAGTATAACTGCTGGAGTGGGGGAGCGAGTCTATGAGTCAAGAGATGGTTATTCGACTGTCTTTACCGATATATTCACTAGTCTAGTAAGCGTAAAAGATAAGGACGGTAACACTATCGATCCATCTAATTACTCTGTGAGACAGTGGGATAAACGTAATGGCAGTTGGTATAACTCAATCGTATTTGATGAGATGTTCTATGATAATACTGAGATAACAATTGATGCTATCTGGGGGTTCACACCAACAGGTTCACCAGCAGTTTCTACAGTTCCTTCTGATCTAAAACTCTTAGTAGCCCAGCTATTTGCTCTAGTAAGCTCTATGAGCAAAAGCAACGGCAATGTTAAGAGTAAAAAGATAGAAGATTTCTCAATAACATTCTCAGATAATACTGTTTACGACCAGTTCGTCATAGATAACCAAGCAACAATCTTGAAGTACAGTTTATGTGGTATAACAAATGTTCGCTCTGGTGAGCCTGACTGGAGATACTAATGGATGTGTTTAGTGTGTTTCAAAGCACAGTATTCACATTCTTAGAACTCAATGAGGGTGGTGTTTTAGGAAATACCGTTAAAAGTCAATCGACTTCGACCGGCATTTTCAAAGAACGNAATGGAATGGCTCAGAACAATAACATGGAGACTGTCCAAAGTGACGCTACAATGCATATAAGGCCCTCTGATAGCTATCTAGCTTCAGTTGCATATAATGTGGTAGGTCATGGCATAAGAGCCACTAAGAACGGTTCTACGCAAGACTATCGAATCATTGGACAAGTTGAAGGATTTGATTTTGATACGAATACATTGGAGTTTTATCGCTTAACCTTAAAAGCAGAAAGCCTAGCTGAGTACACAAATGACAGTTCGAGTTAAAGTAACGTCTCGATTATCTACAAGTTGGCTTGCTAAAAAGCTTAAACAAATGGATAGAGCGTCACTAATGATGGCGACCGACATTGACCAACAAGCTAAGATACTCGCTCCTAAGGGTGATACGTTGAACCTAGTTAATAGCGGTCGTATTGAAAAAGTAGAAGGAAGCTATAAAGTTTCATTCGGTGGAGACTTTGGCGGCGTGAACGTACCCTATGCAAAACGAAGGCACTTTGAAAACTTTAAGAATCCGCAGACGCTACGCTACCTCGAAAGAGCTGGCGATAATGTAGCAAAACAGAAAAGTAAATATCTGAAAGAAGCGTTATGATTACACTCCACATAGCAAAACTACTACAAAACAATGGCTTCGGTACATTGGCTTTAACCGGTAGTGAAACTGGGAACAATCTCATTTATTGGGAGAAGCTACCACTTGGCAAAACTGGCGTGTACATTATGAGCAACGGTGATGCACTCTCACGTGGTAGAAGAATGTCTCAGACATTTAATATCTACGCTAGAGGCGTTAACGATATAGACGGTGCAAAAAGGTTAAAAGCAATACTATCATTCTTCAATAAGGAATGTTACCCTTCTTGCGATCTACCTATTGTTGCCGGATATTCAGAAGATACATACTCAAAAACGATTATTCTGCCCACATCTAATATAAGTAATGTCGGGTTGGATAATACGGATAGAATAATCTATTCAATAACAGCACAAATAATATATAAAGAGGAGAATTAACATGAACCAAACAATTTTAGGCGGCGCAGCTGACCTAGCACTTGGTCTAGTAACAATTCCAGCAAGCCTACTTGGCGATATAACACCTAACTTTACAGAAGGTACAAGATCGTCAGAAACTCTTGGTGGAAACCGTACAGCCCCTAGTGGCCGATATGATGAGGCAACACTTACATTTACAATGTTCGTGCCTAGCTTTGATTATCTAAAGAGCATATGGCCTGACTTATACAACGCACCAACAGCTCCGCAAGTTGGTGGCAACCTAGTATTTGGTACAGGAAGTTGTACATCGAAAACCCCAGTAGTAGCCAACATTCACTATAGTTGTGATGATAACTCAAATAACGATACTCACGTCTTTAGCACACTAGTTGGTGCAACTTGGAATCCAACGATTAATGCAACTGACGGTTTATCTATAGAAGTTACGCTTTATTCGCAACCAAACGTAGATGGTAACTACTTCCAACTTGGAGCTGGTTCACTAACTGCGCCAACTCTATGGGATGCAGCTACACAGTTATTCGTACCAGTAGCAAGCTGATAATTGCTCATGTATCTATTAGGGGTAGCAATGCCCCTGATATGATATAATTAGCGTAAGGAGAATATATGTTAGAACTAAACATTCAAGACTTACGAAAGAAAGCACTTATAAAGTTTTCACTTAAACCAGAGGGGCATGTTTTCACCGTCCATAGATTGGGCGCTGGATCAGAATTAGAACTGTCAAAATTATCAAGAGAAGCCAATAAACTTATATTAAAACTAGAGAAAAGTCCAGACGAAAAAGAATTAGAAAAGATATTTGTTGAAATTGGTAAACTTGACGAAGCGAGAATGAAAGTTAAATCTTCAGTATTCGAAGATGGACTAGATGGAAAACTATCGCTTGCACTAGCTGGTGAATTATCAGACGAAGAATTAAAAATAATAGTCGAAGCAGTCGAAAAGCAACAGGATATAGTTGATGAACCAACTGCCTGATCTTACACCTGAAGATTTAGCAAAAGTCGAAAGACTCAAGAATGTATATAAAGATACTACAAACGTAAATAGAGAGTTATATATATTAGCAGAAGTCGGTTATTATTTCGGATGGGAAGCAATATTATCTATCGAGCGTGATGAGATTGGATTAGATAGGGTTATAGAACTACTAGAGGCTGTTCGTAAGGTTAACTATACAAAACTTTACGATGAGGCATTATCTAACTTTTACGCTAACAAAGATGGCAAAACATTTATCAAGGGTATGCAAGATTTAATTAAAAAAATGGAAGTAAAAGACTAATGAACGAAGAAGTCGGAAAGATTAGCTATTCAGTAACTATAGATGTTGCTTCATTAAAGGCCGGTACAAAATCCGCTGAACAAGCTATAAAGGGTTCGTTCAATGCTAGTGAAAAAGCAGTGGGTAGTTCTACTAAAAATATTAATAAATCACTAGATAGTACTGTCGCACAAATGGCTATATTAGCTGGTTCTATTGTCGCATTAAGGGCTGTTGGAAACTTCCTTAGTGGTGCAATAGATTCAGCAAATAAATACCAAGCTTCTTTACTTGGACTAACATCAGTATCTTCTGCATTTATAGGAGACTCACAAGGTGCACTAAAAGCTGCACAAGATTTATCTAGTGATGGACTATTACCACTCGCAGATGCTGCGACTGGACTTAAAAACTTGCTTGCTGCTGGATATGGTTTAGAAGAAGCTACCATATTAATGAACAGATTCAAAGATTCAGCGGCTTTTGGCCGTCAAGGCTCTTTGCAATTCGGTGAGGCTATACGATCAGCAACAGAAGGTATAAAGAATGGTAACTCAATCCTTGTAGACAATGCTGGTGTCACTAAGAATCTTTCAGTTATACTCACCGAAGCTGGATATTCTGCACAAGATATGCAAAAAGCTACAACAGACCTAGGAGTAAGGACAGCTATATTAAATGGAATTGTCCGAGAGACAAATGCGCAAGTGGGTGATGCAGCTAAGTTGGCTGAAACTGCTGCTGGTTCAGATGCTAAATTAGCCTTCGAAACTAATCTGTTAGAAGTAAGAATAGGCAGTCTAGGAAATGCTATTAGAAAAGATGCAATTGCAGTGCTCGCTGACTTTATAGGAGCTAATAGAGATACTATAATATCTATAGGTTCAGCTGTCGCTGTTATTGGAACTGTACCACTTGCTATATTAGCAATATCAAAAGCTATAAAAGGTTTGATTGTAGTAATGAGTTTAGCCGCTAAGAACCCATTTATAGCAGCATTATCAATAATAAGCGGAATAGTTGCAGCATTCTCTGTTAATAATATGCTGAATGGTCTTCAGGACGTTAGTCAATCTGCAGAAGACGGTAGAATGTCGTTTAAAGACTATGCGCAATCACTAGGTTATACTGAGGAGAGTATGAAGGGCGTGAGTGATGCGGCGTCTGATATGGCAGACCAAATTGCTAAAGTTGAGAGAAGCTATAGAGAATCATTAGCTAAAATAGTCCAAGACCATGAAAAGTCTATTAAAGAGCTTACTAAGCAAATCAATGATGAAAACGCTAACTATAATGCAGCATTTAAGAAACGTCTGACTGATTTTCAAAAAGAGCAAGGTAAAGAAGAAGACGAACACAGCAAAAAAGTAAAGAATATCCAAAACCAAATAGACTTTTTAAGCAAATATAATAATGCTAATAATAGAGACCAATTATCAGAATTAAAGTTTAGCCTTGCACAAGAGAATGCTGAATATCAAAAGAAAAATAGTGAACTTCAAAATCAATATGATGCAGATATAGAAGCTGCTCGATTAGCTAGCACGCAAAAGAACAATGAATTAAAAACTAAACTAGCAGAAGAAACTGCTATATTAAATAGACATGCCTCGGAAGTTAATAGTATAAGAGGTGTAATGCTTCTTGATGAGATAGANNCATTAAAGAGAAGTCGTGANGAGCAAATAGCTTCACTTNGATCTAAGAATAGCGATACAGTATCAAGCCAAAANAGCCTATATAACACATTNCAAAAGCAATANNCTGATTATCTNTCTAAANTAGATAAAGCAACAGCAGAATATTATGATGTATCAGCTATGCGACGCAAGANNGCNGAAAAAGAAGGTGGACCTGCTGCTACTATTATCCCAAGAATGGAAGATTTACTTGGTAGAAATAGGGGCTTTTCATCAGGAGGATTTACTGGTTCTGGTGGAACTAGCGAAGTTGCTGGATTAGTTCACAAGGGTGAATATGTCTTACCTAAATCAATGGTTAATCAAAATACTGGCTTACCTAAATCTGATGCAGTTTCATCTATAGGTGGTAATTCTAGCACATTTAACGTAGCTATCAATGTTTCAGGTGCAATAGTTAGTTCAGCGCAAGACCAACGCAAATTCGCAGAAGTAATTGGAAAGCGTCTAAACGAAGTTATGCAGCAAAAAGGCCTAGCTCAAGCCATAGGAGGTTTATAATGTACGAAATAATCATAACTGATGCAAGTGGCACAATTACTCTACCACAGCTTGAAATACCATTGTCTCTGGCCATTCTAGAGGGCGCTAGTGATGTCCAAACGCTAGACTATAATGTTTATACGGATTTCATCACAACTAAGCGCCTAGTGTCTCATACGTGGTCATATCTGAGTAAAACTGAGTTCACAGCGTTAAAGGGTTATTATGATAGACAATTTACTCTGTTTGCATATCCTACAATAACAATAACCGAAATGGGGATAACTGATATGATAGCTAGAATGATTCTTAGCCCCCAATCAGTATCAGACCAATGCGGAACTGTAGAGGGAGTAACTGTTTCGTTTAGAGAAAGTAAGGTCAATCCATAATGCAAATCGTACCAACTATTTTTAATAACTATGCACAGGGTAACGTAAGACCTCACTCCTGGGGTGTTCGTATTTCTTTTGATAAAGCGTTCGATGACACAACTACATTTTTCACCCTTGATACTTCAGTATTAGACGGAATAGATTTACTTGGGCCTAGTGATGACAATCCGCTTCAAGCTTGGGATTTTTATAAGTATATAGATTATACAAATAGAATAGTTGGAATGTCATGGGATAGATCATTAGAGTTTCCATTCTCAGTGGTAAGTGCAAGAGCTGACTTCGAATTATCTAATACTGATGATTACTTTACGCCAAACGGAGGTTCACCAATCGAGGATTATATACTACCAAAAAGACCAGTAAGATTATTATCTGGTTTTGCAAATACAATAATTCCTCAGTTTGTAGGGCTTACTCAGGGAATGCCAGAGATAA